GCCGAACTTGGAGCCGGGGAAGCCCCCTTCCACCAACGACGCCAGGAACTTACCCGCCGGAGTGTTGTCACCGATGCCGCAATCCTCGTCGTGGTCCGTCGCGTAGAGCGTCGTCTCGTCTTCGAAGTCGTAGTTCTCCGCATTGCCCGCGAAGAGATTCTGCGTGATGTCCTCATCAGCCCCGTCGAGACGAGCACTGATTTCGAGGAACAGCGAGTGGAACTTGTCGTCCTTGGTGCCGGGTTTCTTCCCGGGCACGAAGTCTTCGCCGTTGAACTGGTCGGTCCAGCGGTAGCCGCTGAGCACGCCGTCCACACCGTTGAGGAAGCCGCCGCCGCCCTTCTTGAGATTCAGACCCAAATCACACGCTCCTTGTTTGCGAGGTTCGAACGTCGCGTACCTGTACCCTAGTGATTAGTGCAAGCCGCGTGCCAGGGATTATCCTCGCTCGACACGCTGCTTATAGACATCCGCCTGCACCTTACCACAAGCGGTGTCCTTGTTCTGGGACGCCGTTGTCTCCTGTCCCGAGGTCAGGGTTCCCGGCTTCAGTGCGTCGGCCAACTGAAACCACAGGGGGCTGGCCTTGCTGTTGGTCGAGAAGGCCAGGGACGCCTGGATGCACCGGGCCTCATCCAAGCTCAGGTCCAGCAGGATGCGGTCAGGCTGCGGGATGAACTCTGAGACGAACTCGGTGATGTATTCCACCCCGAGCCCGTCTCGCTCGACCACGCGCCCCGCGCGCTCCAGGACCAGGGCAACCTCGTAGCGGACCTCCCTCTCGACCATTGTCTGTTTCGCGTCTTGCGCAACTCGTCGTGCAGTAGCCATCAGTCTCCTCCTCGGAATTGGGGTTTACGTCGTTTCGTCCGCATTGTAGTCCAGAGCGTTACGGTACCGCACGCATTCGTAGTCGGTACATTCTCGCCAATTCTTCTCCTTATGAAAACGCCAGAGGTCAGAGTTATCGTGCTGGCGCTGATGATTGTTCTCAGCCGCCTCTGCGAGTGCGGCTCTCACGTTTAAGAGTTTGATATCCATTAATGCACCAATAGCGGCACCGGCACCCGCACGGCGGGCGGAATCGGTACCCACTGTAACTCCGGCAGGCGCACCGGAGGGCAGATGAGCGGGGTCGGCGGGAGCGGGCGTAGAGTCAGCATAGCCCCCTCGCCCCTTGAAGCAGAATGATGGCGAACTCATTCGCCTCTGACGCCTCCATATCAATCAGGAGCTTTGACTCCCGATTCTTGAACAGTTCCAGGCGTACGAGCCCGTTGGCGTCGGCCTCGGAGACCTCGGCCTGATAGATGCTATCCAGAACCACGGATTGCGAGCGCTTGATGTCTTGCTGCACTAACACCCTCCCTTTGCAAAGTAGATGAGCAGCGCGCATCGGAGACAGAGCTTGTAGGAGCACGTCCCCGTCGCGTTATGGTAGTAGACCCAGCGGTGCGCGCAGGGGCTAGCCAAGGGGCTCCCGCTCGGTGATGCGGAAGTAGCCGTGGAGCCGCACGAGCCCCTTGGTCCGCACACTACGACGCACCCGGTCAAAGCCCACGATATCGGTCCATGAGCTTCCGGTGACCAAGACGGTCCCCCGATGGCGCACACCACTTGCGCCTTCACCTTCTACGACATCTCCCGTCTTCAGCGGGAGCTTTTGTCCGCACGCATGGCATTTCTTCATGTCTGCCTCCTGTTCAAATTGACCGAAGCGTTTTTGAGTAGCATCCAGTCCGAGTTTGGAATGAACACTGCGTCTACCAATCGAATGTTCAGCGTAGCGTTCTGAGACCAATAGCCCCAAGTTCGCCCTACGTGCCCGCTATATCTCGTCACCGTCACATACATATCGGTCTCCGGGGCAACCTCCCACCCCTATTACATAGGGGGTGGGGGATGTCCAATCCGGCCTGACAAGCCTTTGTTTTCAACAACTTAACTCAAGTCCCACCCCAAAAAACTCGTGGGACTAAATCACCGAGGAAACCCGATATTCCTTGTTTTCCTTAATGATTTTGCCACTTTCCTTGAGTCCCGCGAGATAGCGCGAAAACGTCGTACGGGGCATTCCAGCGCGTGCGCTCATGGTACCAAACCACTCGTCCCAGGAGAGCGGGCCTTCGTCCCTCAGTACCGCGAGCATCTCGGTCGCCTTGCTCACGACGGCGATGGAGCGCGACTCGTTCACGATGACTACCGTGTCTTGCTCCGGCATCGGCTTGGTATGCAATTCGATGTCTTCGAACTCCTCGGCGTCTTTCTGCTTGTTGCACGCGAGGATGAGCTTACCCTTTTTGTTGCTAAGGGAAAGCATAGTATCCGCAGCACCCCGGAAGGCAGTATTGCCACGTTCACGGTCGCCATCGAGTCGGGTGTGGTGAACCACGAGGACGGTGGAATCGAACTCCTTTCGAAGTCGGTCAACCCCCGCCACGAACCGACCCATGTCAGCTTGTTGGTTTTCGTCACCATCAAAGCATCGGGCCAGTGTGTCGATAACGATAAGGTCCGGGACAATATCTGCCTCCTCAATGCGCTCGATGACGCGGGCCATCCCATCACTGTCGGCATAGACGGGCACGCTCTCGGTGAGCCACGCCCCCCGTACCCGGGATGCCTTTAGTTTGCGGTATTCCAGCCAGCCGTTGATGCGCTTGCCCATCCCGGACGCGCCTTCCGCGCACACGTAGAGGGGGAAGCCCTGGGTCACCTTATGCCCCTGCCACAGACCTCCAGCAGCCACGGAGAGCGCGAGGTCGGCAGCGACGAAGGACTTCATCACCCCGGGCGGGCCATACAGCCCACAGAGCCCGCCAGCGGGGATAATGCGGTCTATCAGCCAGGACGGTGCGGGGAGATGCATCATCTCCTCGGTCGAGAACATACGCATCGTACCAGGCGACGTAAAATGTAGGTTGAGTGCCAAGGGGTCGGTACCTCCGGGATAGAGAATGAGCCCGCCTCAGTGGGGGACCGAGACGGGCTCTGGGTGCTGGGGTAACAGGCTCACTGCCTCTACGAACCTCCCTGTCACAACCCCAGCGTAAGCGGCTTAAAGGGCGCCGACGAGGCGGTAGAGCCCGCCGTTGTCTCGGGCGTCGTCAATGCGGTAGCCCATGGTGCGCAGGCGGATGACATCGCGGCGGATGCTCGCCTGGGGCGCGTCCAGGTTCGTGGCGAGGGTCTGGGCCGACGCGGGGCCGCTGGTCAGGGTGTCGAGGATGAAGCGCTGTCTGTTGCTCATAGTGTCTGTCCTCACAAGGTTACGGGTTATCGTGGCCTACCAGGGGTTACTTCAAGAATCGTGCCGTACCCGGGCGTCGTTCACGTCGGCCTCTTGGTCGTGCCAGTCGGGGTCGTGCGCCGGGGTGTTCCAGCCCATGTCCATCAAGTAGGACACGGTGCGGTGACAGTAGTGACAGCCGTGTTCCCCGGCGACCACCTTGTGGCGCCCATCCGGGGAGTCCTTGCACGAGTGGATGCGGTCGGTCATTACCGCGCTCCCAAGAACAGCCACTTCATGCGGCCCCAGAAGCCCAGGCTCACGAACTGGATGAACGCGCCGCGGGTGATGGCGCCGTCCCTGCCCACGCGCATCGCAATCTTCGCTGTCCGACGCTCGATTCGCTTCTCACTCATGCGGTCCTCCAGTCCTCGCAGTTGGCCGGTCGTGTTGGTCTTGTGGCGGCTATAGGTACCTGTCACTGGCATCCTCCAAATCGGTTCTTCACAAGCCGCCCATCGACCACGATGATGTCGGCAGCGGCGATATCCGTTGTGCGCAGGCTCCGATATACGGCCATCGTCGTCGTGATAACGGTCACGCCGCGTTTGCGTCTATCGGCCTCCTCTCGGAAGCGGCTGAGCACGCTGCACAGTGCCGTGGAGCCGAAGGTGTATTGGAGAATGTCCCGGATGTCGTTGAAGGAAAATTCCTTCTGATTGTCCGCGTCATCCGTACTGGTCGCCGTACTCGCCGCGTTATCTGGTCTCATAGCACATCCTCCGTCTCGGGGCCGTCCTGGGCGTAGCGCTTCTTCCACGCATTGGCGTCCCGCATCCAGTCTTCGTCGTTGATAATCTGCACCCCGCCCCAACGCTTCACAGGCGGGTAGTAGGTGACGGGGAACGGTCGGCGGATGAGCGCCTGTCGTACCTCGTGGGTGGGCAAGAGTGCGCGTCGTGATGTGGCTGTGCTCACTGGTCCTCCAAGGGAATGCCACACGCTTCCAGGAAGCGCTCGTGGTTAAAACGGGAGTTGTCCTGCGCCATCATGTCGGCCAAGCGGTGCGCAATCGTGTGGCGCGTCCGACGATTCATCTGCGCGTCTGCCGCCGTCGCGCAGTTGATAAGGGCTCCATCGTTGATGGCGTGGGCGATAGCGAGGTAGTCTTTCTTGGTCATGGCCCGTGAGACTGCATCGCGTGTGCCAAGACCTGTCTTCCGTTCTATTGAATGAAAAGCGACCCGCCAGGGTCGCGTAGTCACCCACTGGGGACAAATGCGTCCTGACCATCCGTACCCCTTTAGAGACTCCGGGGTCAAATGGGCGCTGACCATCCGTACCCCATTGGAGCCGCGGCCTCCTGCATGCCTGCCTGCATGGTCGAGCGCTCGACTATTCATAGAGCGAATGTCCATCACGCGAAGGTCGAGCACGCGAAGGTCCATAGATGATGGTACGGCGTTTGCTAATGCAGGGCGTATGCCAATCGGCTCGATAAGCACGTCTCGTGCCAAGCCCCGTGTACCACACCATGTGCTAGGACGGGACACGGGTATCCTGGGCGCTGTCAATGGTTTGCGCGGAATGGAACACGAGCGCGTACCAAGATGGCGCATCGGACCTGCACACTATTTTTTAAGTTGTTGATTCTAAAGGACCGCGCATCGGGCATGCCGAGTGCTACTGATGTAGGCTAAAAACTGCAAACGTGATTACGAAAATGTCGGCCAACCAAATGGAGATGAAATTGACGCCCGAAGTAGTCAACCGCTATGGAACCGTGAACGGTTGCGACGTGCACAACCGCGTCTCGTGCGAGCGTTGCACGAGCTTGACGCCTAAGCAAACCGCCTACAATCTCCGCACTCGTAAGCTCGTGCCGACTGGTGACGCCCAGAGGGATAGACTCGTGCGGGCTAAGCTCGCAGTCAGGAGCGACCGATAATGTTTGCGCCACGAGACTACGTAATCGCGTGTCACGGATGCGGAAACATTCGGAGCGAGCGGACCGCCTTTCTAAGTGCGGCTTTATCCCTAGGCGCGACACGCGGCGACAAAACGTATTGTGTTCCCGCGCTCGCGTGCGACGACTGCAAGGCGATTCCGGGGCGCATCCGTTCTGCCTTCGATAACGGTCCTTCTGCTGATGCGCGGGCGACGTTTGACGCCCAGCTAGACGGTTGGCTAACGCGCATCGAAGGGGACCGCTGATGTCTCGTCAAGGCGTATCGCTTGCCGATGTCTTCACCCGCTGTTCAAGTCAACATCTCTTAGGCGAGCTTGCCCAGGAGTGCCGCGTAATCGTCCACCGTGCCGAGCGCGCACTTGGACCGCTACCGAAAGCCTCATACGTTGACTTGTGCGCGGACAATATTGCGCATGCGTCGATTGCCGACATTAAAGCCGCGCTCGTGGTTGCGGGAGTAGGGTACTAGCATGCCGTTTTTCCTTCACGTCAAAGGCGTTACGGAGCGCGCCCTGCTCGATTACTTCGATGCGCTACCGCCGTCGGATTTTACCGTGCACTCACAAAGCGCAACGTTTCCGCTACTGTGGCCGATATTGCAGGTATTCCGCACGAGCGAGCTTGCCGATGAAGGCGCAAGTGATTACCGCGCCGATGTCCCGTTATGGGCTTGCTCACAGACGTGTCCGGCATGCTGTTACGAGCACTGGGCAGACCGTTTCAATACACCGTCGTATCGTGCGACTGATGAAGACCGCGCCCGCATCCGTAAGGCTATGGGCGAAGACGCGCCATCACCCCCGCTTGCGCCGTACGTGAGCGTACATCCAACCGCTCAGCTTGCGCGGGAAGCACTGGAGCGACAACTACCGCCGTCGGCCTATACGGTGACGTTCGCCGCTACCGCTCAGGAGATTAAGACATATCGGGAGCGAGAATCCAACCGATGCGCTCGGCAGGGTATCGCCGGATGTCAGGTTCTGCCGTGGGCTGATTTGGATTGGCAGGTAGAACTAAACAAGGCGCACTTTGCCTTTCTGTCAGTCACCTTTCCCGGCAAAATCAGCTATACACCGTCACACGAATGGGGCGTAACGGACCGTCAATTGAGTGTCCGGCCCGGGCGCTACCTTGAACAGTTTGCGCCTTCGCTGAGCGCCCGTGAACGTGATGAGCTGTGCGCGCAAGTTAAGGCAGCAAACGACCGTAACGCAACCAAGTACGCCACAACCGAGTCAGATGTGGTGCGCGTCTACCGCGAAGGTCCAAACTCGTGTATGTCGCACGCACCTCGCACGTATGCGTCAAGCTCGCATCCGGCAATCGTCTACGCGCAGTCTCCTGACTTGCAACTTGCGTATCTCGGCACACTGGGCGATTACGACGACAAAATCCGCGCTCGTGCGCTCGTGTGGCCGGACCGTAAAATACACTCCCGCGTCTATGGTGACGAGACGTTGCGAATTTTGCTGGAGCGCGAAGGGTATCGCAAGGGCGACGTATTCGGCGCTCGTGTGCGCGCACTCGTAGACGAGAACCACGAGGACGCCTATATCATGCCCTTCGTAGACGGTTGCGGTTGGGCTAAGCTCGTAGACAAAGGTAAGCATTTTCAGTTTGTTGAGGATACGGACGGCGGAGATTACGAGTGCCAGAACACCAACGGCTTAACCGACGGCGGTATCTCTAGCCAAGAGGGTACCGACGACGACGGCGACGATTACGAGACGCACTTTTGCGCGCACTGCGGCGATAACGCGGTAGACGACGCAGGCGACGAGTGCCAACGGTGCGACGACATGCGCTACTCGTGCGCGCACTGTGATGAGGTATTCCACGACCAGAACCCAAGCGGGATAGACAACTACGGTGTGGTTTGTGATGACTGCTATGGCAACCTAGAGCGCACCTGTGACGAGTGCGACACGAGCTATTACGCCGAATCGATGAATCGCGCCACGATTGCCGAGCGCAAAGAATACGGCGCTACGCATTTGTGCGGAGACTGCGGCGAGACGTTCATTGCAGACGTGAAAGCCGCCAACATTATCGAAGCGGATAACGTCCGACGTGCCGCCATCTGCTACGCCTTGGAAACCGCCCTGCAAACCAATTCGTTTCGTGGAGACGCTGAATGACCCCGGAATTAAACCGTCTAATCGAGATGCACACGTACAAACGCCCTGCCGGGAGTCGGCACGAGCGGAAGTTTATCAACCGCTACCTCGTATCCGCCGGTTGCGTGTCCGATGCGTTTGGTAACTATTCACTCGTGGTTGGCAATCGGCCTGATGTCGTGTGGAGCACACACACTGATACCGTGCACAAAGTGACCGGACGCCAACGTGTCTACCTGGAATCCGACGGCACACTCGGCACGCACGGAGGTGACTGCTTAGGCGCCGACGATACTGCGGGTGTGTGGTTGCTGTGCGAGATGATTCGGCGCGGAGTGCCGGGGCGGTATCTGTTCCACTATGGTGAAGAAAGAGGTTGCATCGGTTCCCGCTCGCTCGTGGCAAGTTCGCCCGTGTGGTTGGCCGATGCGCGCATGGTGATTGCCTTAGACCGCAAGGGAACCGGCGACGTAATCACGTATCAGTGTGGGAATCGCACTTGCTCGGATGACTTTGCGCACGCAATCGCGGACCAATTGAATGCTCAGGGCATGTGCTACGAACCGTCCGACTGGGGCATGTTCACTGACAGCGAGTCTTACGCCGACGACGTAGCGGAGTGCACCAATCTGAGTATCGGCTATTCAGGCGCACACTCGGCACGCGAAACACTCGATACGCGGCACGCGCTCGCTTTGCTGGATTGTTTGTGCGCGCTCGATACGTCGATCCTGCCGATTATTCGCACTCCCGGCGATACCGATGGCACGCAAGCGCTCGTACTGGAATATCTCACCAATGAAGATATCGCCGACGACGACGACACACGCCCAGTCGCACGCACTCCGCTCCATTGGTGCCGTGAATGCGGCGCGGACATCACGCATGCGTGGCAATCGGTCTGTTGGGATTGCGGGTGTGATGACCCTATCGACGTAGTAGGCGAACGTGATTTCATTGATAGTGCCTTCGCCCGGGCGCAGACCGCGTTACGCGCCCAGGTGAAAGGTAAGTGATGACAATGCGCGTTCGCTACGTAGTCCGACGGCTCGATACGCATGCGAAGAATGTGACGTTCGGCCAATGGTGCCGAATGACAGACTTCGATACCGCACAACAGGCGTTCGCCTTCATTGGCCGCGCTCAGGGCGTCACGCAACGGCTCAAGATGTTCACGGAGTTTATCGACGTGCCGGTATTACATAAACACACCACAGAACAGCAACCGAATGGTTGCGTAATCCCTAGCAATCGGAAGGACACGCGCTCGTGACGGCTCGCGCTAACCGCCTTGCGTATCAAGCACTTATGATGCGTATTATCCTTAGCCAATCAACCAATGATGGGAGAATCCATGAAACAGCGGGAGACCAAGATACGCGCAAATTCGGCACGCGCTCCAGCAACCGCCGACGATATTCTTATCATCGAAGCATTGCGCATTGCGAAAGCAGAGGTGATAGCGGGCGCCGATGCGCTGGAGAAATTGTGGCCGTCGTCTCCGCTCGTAGAACGGTTGCGCGTATTCGCGGATGAATTTGCAGACCTTCAACGCCGGTATCAACAGTAGTCGGGCAATGACGCCCAGTCAGAGGGAGAATCGCATGTATATCATCAAAGGCAACCTCATCACCTTCAACGGCTCCGTTGTCAACGTCTACGTGACTGCCGACGGTGTGAGCTTGCATCAGCGTGATGCGCGCCGATACGACAACGCCGGTGACGCGGTTGCCGATTGCGCGCACGGGTTCCGTGTCGTGTCGCTCGTGCCGAAGCGCTACACCGACGACTAGCACGCACTCGCCCAGGGCGCCGATACTCATACGCGAGTGTCGGCGCCTTTCCTTTGTGCCTTCACTTTATCAAGCAGAGTGCTTTCGTCAAGCGCGCTACTTTGTGAGAGTGCTTTATATCATAGAGCGCTCTACCAATGCGCGCACTTTACCCCCAGGGGACACCCCCGGCGCCAAAAAGTTGCCGGGGCCGAAGGGTGCCTGCGCTAAAATTTTTATGGGGGGAAAAGGGGTGTGCTGTCCCCCTCTATTGGTTGGTGGGATAACTCTCGGGACGGCTAGCTAGTAGAGCTTCTCTCCGCGCTTCTGCATGGTGAGCGCCTTGCGGAGCTTCCCGAGTGTGCGCGTGCGGTTGTGGTCCGCGGTGTGGTCGCCCCGGTCCTTGGCTTCCAGGTTCAGGGGCGAGTTGTTCGATGTGTCCTCGTCCTTGTGGTGCCGGACCTCGCCCGGGGCGACATCCAACACCTTCGTGTGGGCGTCGGACTTACGGTCACGCATGGGGCACCTTGGTCGCTTGGCGTTCGGCTTCCGCCTTCAGCCATTCCTCGCGGGTGTGCTCAACGCCGAGGTCGTAGGCCCACTGGAGCCCAAGCGCGATGAGCAACGTGAACAAGGAGACCGTAGCGATAGCCATGAGCAAATCAAACATATCTGCCTCTCAATCGGTATGGGACGCGGCTTGCGCTTCGCGCTGCGCCGCTAGTTATGCATCGTGGCTGCGGTCGCATAGATGGACGGCCATTCCGCGAGGAACACCCCCAGGCACGTCCACTTCGTGCCGTGGAGGTAGCGGGCGTGTTCGCGCAGGGTGCCAGTGAGGACCGCTGCCACGCCCTCCGCGTAGCAGTCACCCTCCTCCGCATTGACCCAGAAGGGCTGATGCGTGTGGCCCGCCTCATGGGTCAATACGTCGTAACGCGCATCCCAGGAGAGGCTGCTATCGATGGCGATGGCATGCTCCTCAAAGGAGGTCACCCCGTAGACGCGCTGGCCGTCCAGGTAGAGGGGCGTCCCGTAGACGACGGTGAACCCCAGCCGATTGAGCCGCACGCCCAAGTCGCCCACATCCCAGTAATGGTCATTCGTGGTGACCACACGAGTGGCTCCCGGAAACACGACGAACATCTCTGCGCTCAAGGCCATGATGCGGTATGGCAGAATGGACAGGAGAATCGCTAACCCCGCACCCAGAATCGCGTTCTTCACAAAAACTCTCCTGTAGGGCGCGAAGCCCCGTTGTAGTAGCCGTTGGCGTAGGCGCCGTCACGCGCCCGGGCGCCCATGAGCGCGTAGCCTACCGCGTCACCGTCGTGCTCGGAGATGACGCCGTTGAACACGTCTTGTTCGTTGTATTCTGCGATGACCAGTTGGAACGGCTTCTGCGTGCCGCCCCGGGTCGATTGTCCCATATCCCCACGGCCATCGCCTCCACGAAACGGGTTGAGCGTATCCAACACCATGTTCTGCCAGTCGAGCGTGCGCGAGCGAGCCGCAACCGTGTCGCCCTGCATGTGGCCTCCCGTGAGATACGGGCTCATCGCTTGCCACCACGTAAAGCGGTCGTGCACGTTGAGGGTTTGGTACTGGTCCGACCAAACCTCGCCCCCATCCCACCACCACGCCATGGCGTCCCGGACCCAGTGCGTGTAGAGCGGGACGGTCGCCGGGAGCGCTTCCGCCAGATACTTGATGATGCGGATGAGCGAGTTTCCCGGCACATTGTATTGGTCAAGCTGCCAGCCCACGCAGGCTTGGTCTACGACGCCTGCGCCCACGAGCCGTGGCAGATGCGGGTCAATCAGTGCCTTCCAGAACTCCATTGGCTGGTTGGCGCCTCCCGGCACCACGTCCTCCCCGGCGAGAAACCAGTGGTCTACGAACAGGCCCACGCTCTGGGCTCTCTGGGCCAGCGCGATGTACTGGTCCAAGGTCGCTCCGTAATGGAGCGCGTGGAATAGACTGAACTGCACATGCGTGTAGGCGGCGACGTATTGCGCGAGGAACGCCTCCTGTATCGCCTGAGGATAGTTCAGCAGGAGACTCGACATGACGTGCGCCGGATTCTGGTCGTTACTTCCCGGTACCGCAGGGGCGCCTGGAATCGTGATGCCGAAGTTGCCCCGGATGAAGTTCAGGTCTCGGGCTTGCGGGAATTGCGTCCAGTCGGGCAGCGCGTAATTCTCTGGCTGCGGGAGTGCGCCCAGCGGGGCGCGCACTCCAGGCTTCCAGGCAGGACGCGGAGGTCGTACACCCCCATGCCCACTGAAGAGAGCGGTATTGAATGGCTTCATCCAATCACCAGATAGCCACGCGGCGTGCCGCCCGAACTCCGGTAGACGAGCTTGTCGCCCAGCAGGGACGCTTGGGTCCACGGCGAGTCCCAGTTGGACTGCCCCGCGGGAATCGTGCGCACCTGAGAGCCGTCCGGTTCGACCACGATGGAGGAGCCGTCCTCCTTGATGCCGAGGAACATGCCGGGAGCCGCCGTGCTGGGCACGATGGAGCACGGAATCAGCGAGACGGCGGGGACGTGCATGTCGATGATGTACTTATTCATGGAGTTCGGCCCTCACGAGGATGTTGTGATACATGGTTAAGAGTCGGAACGCTTCTCTCAGGTCAAGCCTTTCTTGCACGGTCATCGGCACGGGAAGATTTTGCTGCGTTTCTGCGAGTCGGCTGAGGGTTCGAAGCACCTGTGCGCGGGCGCGATTCGAAGCCAACAGGGACATCCTTGTCTGGACTGCCGTCGGGTCGCAATTGGTAGCGTTCATAGTAACTCGGATACAGGTGAATGAAGTCGAACCAATCATACTGGTCCGCTGGGTCCCAGGTGATGCAGTCTTCTGGGGCGACTCCGTAGAGCGCCATCAGGTCGGCTGCGGTGATGTCGATACGGTCGGTCGCTTTTGGACTCTTCGGCGGCAACGAGCCGGGGTGCAGGGCGTACACTAGTCACGCTCCAGTCGGGTGCCTCCATGTGACGGCAGTGGGTCGTTGAGGTAGTACCCGTTCCGTTGCGTGGACTTCGCCTCCAGCAGTTGGGCGCGGCATGACTGAAGCGCCTTTACATACCACCAGAGCGCTTCCTTGAGCATCTGTTTCGAAGTCCAGTGGTCCCGCTGAGCAAGGTCAAAGAACCGCCGCAGTCCCGGCTCCTCGATAGCAAGCTCCTCTAGGTCCCTCCAACTATGAGTCATTGGCTGTATCCGTTCTTCGCGTTGAAGCCCTTCACCGTGAAGTTCGGGGCACAGGGTTTCTTGGTCATCACGAGTCCGCACTCGACGCACGGAGAGACGCCGACGGGCGCGTTCAGCGCATCCCGATAGGACGAGACCCAGACGTTCTCACGGACGTGGCCGTTGGCGCACTCGAAATCATATCTGGGCATCAGTGTTGAACCTCTTGCAGCGCGGACACCGCGACGTGTCGGCGGTCCAGTTCCAATCGAGACAGAGCTTGCACTTCCACCACTTAAACGCCATCCGGAACCTCTTTGTAGAGCAGATGGCGGGCGAACTCCTTGGTGAAGACCATCGCCTTCGGCCCACCCTCGCAGAAGACCGATTCCTTCATCTTGGTTGCGGCCTGAATCTGAGCGGCGCTATCGAGTCTCCCCAGGATGCGCCGGAGCCCGGACACCTCCACCACGACGACGCGCTTCTCGATGACTCCTTCTGCGGACATTGGCTACCCTCCATAGAGGTAGTATGCAACAACCATACCATAAAGTGGACACGAAGCAAAAATCATGCCATACTTAGAAATGGAGGCTATCTGTGGCTGTTTCTCGTAAAAAGAAGGCTCGACGGAATGGGCGACCGAGGACGTTGGGTCCCCGCGTGTCCTCGTTGGGCATCACGCCTGCGGTGCCGTCCCTCCCTCCGGCACCCGGCGATGAGACGCCACAGGTAGCCTCCACCCTAGAACGCCCGACTACCCGTCCACCCGTGGGTGACCCGCGACGGGCGTGGTGGTTGCCGGACGATAGCCTCGTCCGGCAGCAGGCGCTCCAGATTATCGCCATGCGGTTGAACGGCATGGAGGACGTGGACATTGCGAAGGCGCTGAACATCAGCATCAACAGCGTGTCCCCCTACGTGTATCGAGCGACCAAGAATGGCTGGCTCGACATCGACTACAACCCGAAGGAGCGTGTCCAGTTTCAGATGATGCACAAAGTCGTGCAACGTCTGGAAGAGGGTCTCGACAGTAACGGAGTGCTCAATACGGGCATGAAAGAGCGCACTGCGGTCGCGCTCAAGGTTGCTGAAGGGACCCTCTTCAAGCAGTTTGGGGAGCAGCCGCCGCAAGCAGCCGGAACCACTGTGGTTGCCGTACAGGTTGTCATGCCTGATGGTCCCCGCCAAATCATTCGTGCCGATACCACGGGCGGCACACCCGCCTATATCGACGCTGAAGTCGGAGAATAACATGCCGTACAACGAAGTGATGCCGAAATTCGGGAAGGGACTCCTGCACAGTGGCAGTAAGTCTGGTCCCGCCGTGACCAACCCGAAGCAAGCGGTCGCTATCATGTATAGCGAGAAGAAAAAGGCCGGTGCGGGCGTCAAGGAATACAAACCGAAGCGACACTCGCTCGCAGGACTGGAGCAGGCCGCTCAGAAGAAGGGCTGATTCGTGGCGTACAAGAAAACCGTGCGCCTCCCACCCGGATGCGGAGATGCGCTCAGCGAGCCGTACCTGTACAACCCCTACATTCACGGGGAGGATGGCTTCTTCGCCGCGCTCCGCAAGCGGGTCTGCCTGACGTGCAAGGTCATTGGGAGCCATGACGACTTCGGGCAGTTCATCTGCCCCAAGTGTGGGGCCGTCAGCACGTCCAATCTCGCGGCACCCCGCGCATTCAATCGATTTCTCCTCCTCGCCGGTCGAGGCGGCGGCAAGACACTGGCCGGTGCTCACGCCGTGCGCCAAGAACTGATGATTCCCGGGTCCATCTGGTGGGCGATGGGGCCGACGTTCAAGATTCTCCACGACTCAACCTTCCCCACACTCATCAAGCTCATCAATCCGGACTGGGTGGAGTCCTGGAGCGAGGAGCACATGGAGTTGCGCCTCAAGAACGGCTCCATGGTCGCGTTTCGGTCGCTGGAGGACCCGGAGCGCGCACGCGGACCCCATGGTATCAGCGGCGGCTGGCTGGATGAGGCCGCGCAGTCACCGGAACGCGCCTACGACGTGTTTGAACCGACGCTCATCAAGGCGGGCGGCATCATCATCGCGTCCACAACCGTGTTGGGCTACGACTGGACCTACGACAAGATTGAAAAGCAAGCCCTCGTCTACAAGGAGCCGGGATACTGGACCACGCGCTGGTGGACGGAGGAAAATCCCCTGTTCCGCAGCAACCCGGTGATGCTCGCGTCGATTGAGCAGGCCAAGCGCAAGATGGAGCCTGCGTTCTACGCGCAGGAATACAAGGCTGAGCGCCGGAATGCCACGGGGCTCGTCTACGACTACTCGCTGTTGGAGCGGCAGACCCTCCTCAACGCGGAACAGGTCAAACAGTTCATCCCGGAGTGGCCTGCGATTGACCCGAGTCGCCCCGTTATCGTCGGACTCGACTCCGGCGCGGACCATCCGTTCGGCGCAGTGATGATTGTTGCCACGCCCAAGGGCATGGTCGCTGTCGGTGAATACCTGGAACGCCAGAAGGCCATCTCACAGCACATTGGGCCGATTGCGCTGAAGTTCGGCTTGGGCCGCTTCACCAACGTGCGGTGGGCCGCGAACAAGAACGAAGCGAACCTCCGGCTGGAGTTCGGGCTGAAGGGCATCGGCGTGATGCCAGCGGAGAACAAGCACGAGATTGGTATTCAGCGGGTCCAGTCCTGGCTGTATACGAATAAGCTGTTCTTCGCGTATACCGTGCCGAACACCATCGAGCAGATGCGGGCGTATCGTTACGCCAACAACTCGAAACCGGACGGCACGAAGAAGGCCAAGGAAGAGGTCTTCAAGTTCAAAGACGAACTCCCCGACGGCGTGCGCTACGCGATGATGGCATGGCCGGAAATTCCGGAAGCGGAAGAGGTCACCATGACTCAGACCCAGCAGCAACGCTGGGACGCCATGCCGGATGACGTGAAGTTCGACATCGAGCGCATGCGCGAGTATCACAAGCGCGAGACCCAGGGCGCAGACCTGGAAGAGACCGACGCCAGCTATCCGCTGGGCGGTATGTTCAACCCGATAGACGAGGGACACGGCTATGTGGATTAACCGAGCGGAGTACGCGGACCTGATTGACAAGGCGGTGCGGGCGCAAGGCGAGCGAGACGCCATGCAGCGCCAAGTGGACGCGCAGAAGACCAACCAGGAATGGATGGTGCTGCGGCTCACCCAACTGGAGCACGAACGGGCTGCGCTCATCTACCGCTATATGGATATCAAGATTACGACCCCGGAGATTTCGCTCGACGTGCCCGTGACGCCGGAGTCGGCCTCTATCGGGAACGACCTCCCCTCCTTCGATGATGTGGGGGATGAGGAAGCGAAGAAACTCGGTCTTGGCTGGGACGTGGATGGCCGCGTCACGCAGCACGGAAAGGCGATTAGCTAATGGCGATGGACTCTCTCTCACAGCCGTTCCAGATTGCGCAAGACGGGCGCAACCGGGATGCGGCGAAGGCGGCAGCGCTCGCCATTCCCAAGGAAGACGAAGGCATGCTGGAGACTGACTCCCCGTTCTCCGACGAGGAGTTGCTGGAACTCTGGCAGCAAATCAAACGGGAGACCGTGGACACGCAGTGGGTGTTCCACCGGCAGTGGCAGCGAAACATCTGGTACATCCTCGGGCGGCAGTGGATTGAGTATCAGGCGCGGTACGGCGGCTGGCGCGACAAGCGCATGGCCGCGTGGATTCCGCGTCCTGTCACGAACAAGTGCAAGGAGACGGTGCAGGCGATTCGTGCCATGTTCACCAGCATTGCGCTCAGCGTGAACATCCGGCCCAACGGCGACGAGCCGGAGAACATTGCGACAGCGGCGACGGCAGACGACCTCGCGGTCCTCCTGCATGAAGTCCACAACATGTCGCAGCGCATGAGCGAGTTCGACTTCTGGCTGTGCGCGACGGGGAATGCGTTCCTGCACACGTTCCTCGACTACGATATCAAGTACGGTCTGCTCACGATTACCTCGGAGCAGTGCGCGGCCTGCGGTACGGTCACCGAGTCCGACAAGCTCACGGGTGCGCAGCCCGAGTGCCCGGATTGCGGCGGCACGCAGTTCACGAAGGCGACGGACCCGCTCACCGGAGAGCCCATTCCGCCGCGACAGGAAGTGAAAGGCCAGCCGATGACGATTGCGTTGTCGCCGCTGGAGTTCATCTTCCCGAACAACTACATCAGCTTCTCCGATATCCCGTATGGGGTCCGGGGCCGCTGGCGTACACGGCGCTACTACGAGTCGCAGCCGCACCTGAAGGATGTCGTCGCCAATGTCAAGTGGCAGAAGGCGCCCTCGGACCACGCGCTGGCGCTGTATACCGGGTTGGCTCAGATGAACGACCTGGGCATGACCTCCGGATACGGGCTGGACGGCAGTGGGCGCGGTTCGCACGACAACGATGGCGTCTCCGAATACGAAATCTGGATGAAGCCGTCGGACAAGTATCCGGAAGGGCTCGTGTTCCGGGTCATCCAGGACGAGTCGCCCATCATCGTGCATTCGGAAGAGACCGAAGGGCTCCCCGGCGTGCTTCCCTATAAGGATGCGCAGGGCCAGCCGCTCTTTACGTTTACGCATGCGACGTTTGAGCATGTGGGCGGGCGTATCCTCGGGTCAGGTCCGCTGGATGTCATCATCCAGAAACAGGACCAGTTGAACCAGTTGGATTCGCACACGCTCCTGTGCCTCAGTCGCACAGCCAATCCGGTTATCCTGGAGCCCAAGGGCGCGGAAATTCAGCGCATGACGGGCATGCCGGGTGCAGTGTGGAAGTGGAATCCACTTACCGTGGGTGGACAGGCCAAGCCGGAGCGCTGGCCCGGGATTCCCATCGACGCCAGCATCATGCAGTTGCGGGAGCAGTATCTCCGCGACATCGAGGAGTTGGCCGGGACGTTCGACATCCTGAAGGGCATGAAGCCCGCGGGCGTCGAGGCGTTCAGCGCGTTGCAACTCCTGGTTGAGCGTTCGCAAGCACGGTTCTCGTCGGTGTTCCAGTCACGCGGGAACGCCTACAAGGACTGGGTGAAGTTCGCGCTGGAGCTTGAACGGGCCTATGGGCCTGACGAGCGCACCCAGGCGGTCCTCACACCCGCACGCAAGTGGACGTTCCAGACGTTCAAGCGAGCGGACCTTCGGGGCAACGTGAGCGTGGTCGTGGAAGACGGCAGCACGATGCCGAAGACGAGTCTGGGATTGCGCGCTGCGGTGGAGCATGCGAACGGGCTGGGCCTGCTCAACATGCACGACCCGGACGTGCAGTACAAGGCGCTCCAGTTGTTCGGGCTGAGCAAGATGGTCCCGACGCTGGACATTCACATGCAGGCCGCGCTCCAGAAGCAGGATGCGTTCCAGAAGTGGGTGGTCAACAAGGCCGTGGTGAACGCCGCAGTCGCCATTGCGCAAGAGCAGCAAGTGGTGTACGAGGACGCATTGTCCAAATGGAACCAGACGACCTCGCAGCAGTTGGCCGGAAGCACGGACCCGTCGAGTCCGCTGCCCGCGCCGCTGCCGATGCCGCCGCCTCCCCCGTCGATGTTGGATGGGACGCCGCTCAAGTGGCAACCGTGGTACAACGCACAAATCCACTTGCAGGAGTTCTTGAAGTGGGCGAACGACGACGCCATCCGGCAACTGATGGTGCAGAACCCGGTCGTTGAGCAATTGCTCCGCATGCACATGCAGGAGATTGTCGCCGCGATGCCGGTGCAAACGGAACTCGCACCGCCTCCCCCGACGCCACAGGGTGCGGGGATGGCGATGCGAAACTCTAACAAGAACTCGGCTCCCGCGAAAGTGGCCGGGAAGGAAACCCCAGCGAAAGCGTAATTGACTTGCAAGAAGTGTACCATATCATGGTATACTGAGAATAGGAGTGGCGGGCATGCATAACGCATGCCCGGTTACCTCTTTGCCCTGTGCATCCGCAGGTAAAACTAGGAGTAGCAAAGATGGTTAGGAATATTGTTGAACGTCTGCTGAGCAACCCGTATCTTCTGGATGGCGCCGACGATGGTGCTGGTGGAGGGGGCGGGGGCACGGAGGACGGAACCCAAGTAGCCGACAACAACGGCTCCACAAAGCTTGGTGCGGACGGCAAAGCAGAACCGAACGGGAACGTCAAACCCGGCGCAGGCGGGAATACTCCTGCGGAAGACGCCCGAGTTCGGGGGCTGCTGGCTGACCTGAAGAAAGAACGTGAAGCGCGTCAGAAGCTTGAAGGCTTACACGGCACCACGGCGGCAGAACTGGAGCGGGAACGCAAGCGCGTACTCGCTCTCAGCGGGATTGAACCCAAATCCAAGGAAGAGGAAGACGAGGCCCTCATTCGTGAGCGCCTGGAACGCCTTTACCCGTGGATGAAGGACCTCACCACTGAGGACATCCAGGCCATCCGTGAGTCGCGTGGGCAGATGGACGAGATGCGCAACGCGACAACGCATCAGTGGAAGGCCCATGGCACCAAGATGCTCGGAGCCGTGACCACCGGAGTCCAGAAGGAGCTTGGCGGTAAGCTCAGTGAGCGTCAGATTACCCGCATTCAGGAAGCCTACGTCTCGGAAGCCCGCAACAACGCGGAGTTCCTGGCGCGGCATGAAGCGGGCGACCTGAGCCTCATTGACGAGTTCGTCAAGGGCTGGATTGAGGACTTCGTGGAACCCGGTCGGCGCAGCGCTATCCAGACGGAAGTGCAGCGGCGTCCGCGGGTCCCCGGTGGTAAGGACCGTAGCGTGCTTGGCGCTGACAACAAACCCATCGACGTGAAGGACGACAAGGCGGTTGGGGACCTGCTTGTGCAGGGCTTCAAGGAGCGCGGAGGTCGGTTCGGGCGTCGATAAACACTTCGGATAGGACAGTATGCATTTTCAGATGTTCGGCTGGCAGAAGCAGTTCTCACAGAGCCCGGATGGGTTGCTCCACGGAGCCGACACCATCTCTCTGAGCGGACTCGAAAAGGACGTGTACGAGGACTCCATCTCGGAGGGCGTGAACAACAACTTCGACCTGAAGGAGTGGTTCAAGCTGGAAGAGGCGGAGTACAACGGCGGTGCCGGAACCGTCTGGAACCATCACCATGGGCGTAACGTCTCCCCGTTCTTTGCGAACGAGGATTCGGCGTACCCGGTTGCTGGCAACCAGAACTCCAGCAAGGGTCGTATCGGCATCAAGAAAATCATGGCGCGCATCCGCCTTACCGAAGAGGCGATGGATGACCTCGTGAGTTCGGAAGCGAGCTTCCGGAACGGGATGACCGACGAAAAGACCCGCGTCGTAGACGACCTCTCGCGTCGTGAGAATCAGGCGCTCGGTATGGACGGACGCGGCGTGCTCGCTCTGGCGAACGGCACGGCGACGGGCGCGGTCCTGCCGGTAGACAGCCCGGGCGGAATCGCGGGCGCCGACTTCGGCAACCGCTTCTTCGACGTGGGCATGTTCGTGGCCTCGCTGAACCCGACGACTGGCGCCCTGCGCACCAGCATCCGGAAGGTGACCGCGGCGAACGCGGCTGGCACCAACCTGACGTTCGATAGCTCGACCTTCACGGGTTGGGCCGACAACGACTACCTCGTGGCGGCTGCGAACGGCAGCGTCACGGATATCCTCGATACCTCGTTCGAAGCGGCGTTCTGGGGTCTCCCGGCGCTCGTGGACGACGGCACGTATCGGGACAACTACTTCGGCGTGCTACGGTCCATCGTGCCGTCCCTGTCCAGCTACGTCATCGCCTCACTGGGCGCGATGTCGATGGACGCGGCTCAGCGAACCGCGGACGTGGTGTACAACAAGTTGGGCGGCATCATCGATGCCATCTGCATGCACACCAGCACTCGGCGCGAGTGGCTGAAAATCACGGACGCCGACCGTCGGTATTCGGGTGCGGACCTCCGCAATCCGGACCCCTCGACCAAGGCGTTCACCCAGGGTGACATCACCGTGGACGACGTGAAGATTAAGGCGCTGCGCACCATCGGTCTCGCGCAGGCGTACTTCCTCGACACGAAGAAGGCTGGTTTCAAGCGCTACGTCGCGGAACCCGGCAAGTTCATGGACAAGGACGGCACCATGTGGATGCGTGCGGGCACGGGCTCGACGGCGCGTCATGCGTACGAGGCGACCTACTTCCGCCGCGTGCAGAACTTCTGCAAGAACCCGGGCGTCAACGCTCGGTGGGACGGCATCACGGGGCAGACCCTCGTCGTCGTGCGCGACCTGTAAGACAACCGATAGGCTCCGGCCTATCACCATCAAGTCCCTCGATAGGCTTCGGCCTATCGGGGGCATTTTTACTGGAGGGTAGAGGGATGGCGAAGCGGTATCGGGTGAAGGGACACCCAGAACATGAGACGAGCGTCCTGGAGGGGCGTATCGTGCTCGCAGTCGAGGACCTCTTCAACGCGGAGAACCCGGCAGCATTCATCGGAGAGCGGGCACTCGACGCGGCGACTAGCCTGTTCGAACTGTGGGAGAAGCATCACGAGAGCTTGGAAGAAATTCCGGAATCGGAAATCTTGACTGAGGGAGTCACACACTAATGGGAATCTTCTACGACCAGGTAACGCTTGTCAATCGTGCGCCCATCAATCTCACGGTGATGTTCGACGGACAGGCGAAGACGCTGACCCCGGGCGATAACGTCGTCCCGGAAATCGTCGTCGGCTTTGCCAAGAATCAGAATCCGGTCATGGGGTCGCAGGACCCCGGCAATCCGCACATGAGCGGGGCGCGTTATCTCGTGGGCGTCAAGCTTGCGGACGGCCAGCCCTATCCCGGTGACGAGATTGAGCCACTCACCAAGGAAGAGTGGGAAGACCACTGTAACCGGCCTTGCCGCGAGGATGAGCAGGCCGCATTCGAAGAGAAGTACGGCGGCGACCCCAAGGCGCGTCTCGTCGTCCACGGCAAAGGCCGGAAGACCGCGGCCAAGTCTCGCTACGAGGCGGGTGGCAGTTCTCAGGGCACCGCGGACTTTTCGAGCAAGGACTAAGCCGTGGAGTCCAACAAATTCGTTGGGGTGAATTATTTCGCGGGCGATGTCAGTATTGACGTGCCCCCGGAATACTTCCTCCAGCGACTCGCAGACTACGATTCGCAACTCGTGGTGTTCCCCAGTCAGGTCAGGCCGTTTGCCTACGTGATTGCGCGACGGCGAGAAAAGACCCCGGGTCTCACGTATGCCGCGCTCGGCGCCATCGTGAACCCGGACACCCGCACCTGTGTGACCATGGGGTGGGTGCCGGTGTGCATGATGTTCAAGACGGGCGACTCGTGGAATCCTGACCCCATCATCGCCAAGCTCCAGGCTCGGGACATCTGGGCACAGGGCGGCGCGGACAAGGTAGCGGATGCGCTAGAAGAACAAGAAGCGGCAGACGAAGCCGCTCGGAAGAAGAAAGTCCGGGACGACCTGTGGGACCGCAGCGGCGATGCGTGGCGTAGCTACCAAGCGCGCACGGGCGCCTCCAGCATCAAGTTCCACGACAATCTCCCGACGAAAGCTCCCGTGACGGAGACGACGGTTTCAACTGTCTCCACCCCTAGAAGCACGGCAGGATTGGGTGCGGACGTTTCCGCATGACTATCGGCGGGCGAGGTTAAGCACACATGGCTCTCACAGTTCAGGACGGCGTTCTCGTTTGGCAGAAGGTTAAGGCGGCTCTGGTCGGGGCGAACCCCGCCGCGCAGGACGCTTTCCGCACCCTCCGCGTCTACATGGCGACTCAGGGTCTCAATCCCCAGCTTCAGTATTGCCCGTTCTCGGCTGAAGATTCGGTCGTTAACGGCGGCACGTCGCTGGTCGGCGGCGCGTGCACCCTCTACGGATTCTACTGCAAGGGTCGGCGTACGACCGGCACCACGTCGGCGTTCCAGGCCATCCACGACGCGGCTGACAACTCGGCCACGACTACGACTATCGTGACCAGCCGCTTCAAGGCGACCGGCCAGTCGTTCTACTGGATTTCCCCGACGGGTATCGCTCTGGCGACCGATGCGGTCATTTCCAGCGCGACGGCTGTTGGCGGTGCGACTGAATCGGCGGCTGCGGACTCGGGCGACGGGTTCATCATCGTCGGCGCGTAACGCTTCGATGCGATAAGGCATCTCCTTCGTCTCTACGGCCACATGGGGTGCGGGGCTTATCCCCCGCACACTCAGCCAACAGAGGTTTCTCACATGTCAGGCATTCGTTCAGTTACTCGGAAAGCCACGGTCCCCGGATACGCTTCGGCGGGTTCGGCTCCCCTCCGTGTCGATAGCGCAACCAACACTCTCAAGATTATCCCCGGGGGCAGCGGCACGACCGAGGTCCAGATTCCCACGGGCGCAGACGCGCCGGTTGCAATCACGGCCACAGGTGCGCTGACGACTGCGGCGCACGCGGGTGTCCCCGTCGTGTTCAACAACGCGGCTGGCGGCACGTTGACGCTGCCCAACGCCACGGGCTCGGGCGCGAAGTTCCTCATCTTCATCGGCACGTCGCTGACCTCGGGCTCGTTCGTCCTCCAGGTCGCTCGTGCGGCGGACTACTTCCGTGGACAGGCGTCCACGATTGGTAGCTCGGGCATCACGATTGCCCTCACCGCGAACACCGGCACGCTGGCGACCGAATCGGACACGCTGACCTGGAACCGTTCGACCACGGGTCTCGGCACGCAGGGCGACTACATCGAGTTGCTCGACTTCGCGGTCAACGTGTGGTCCATCGACGCGATTTACGCATCGAGCGGTGCGGCAGCGACTCCCTTCTCGGCGGCGGTCTAACCATGTGAGTTGGGGGTTTCGGCCCCCGGCTCCTCTTCAGAGGCACTCACATGTTTATCAATCTCACGTATAACCAGTTGACGGGGAAGTTCGAAGGCGAGTTCCCGTTCTCCGGGGGTGTCAATCCGCTCGTCACGGAAGTAGGCGTACAGACGCTCACGAACAAGACGCTGACGGCACCGACGCTCGTCGGGCCAGTCGTGCAGGACGCGAACGCCCTGGCGCGGGTCATCTCCAATCCGACGGCCAAGACCATTGTGGACGGCTCGGCTACGGCGCTGTTCAGCGTGGCGGTTCCGGCGCTCTCGGGTATCGGCGGCGCGGGCTTCTTCCTGGTGCGGGCCTCAGACGGCACCGAGTTCCAGGCTGACGCGGGCATGTTCACGTATGCCGCGGAAGCCAAGACTACGACAGTCGTCGCAACTATCACCTATGTGGCGGCGAACGAAGCCAAGGCCGTTTCCAGTGGTACGCTGACGCTCTCGTTCACGGCTGATGTCTCCGTGGCAAACGTCGTGACCTTCAAGGTGCAGCCGACTGGCTCACTGACCGAGACCACGCCGTACACCATCGAGTACACGCTGTTCCCGATTCGTGGCGTCGTCACCATCCTCTAATCGACATTTTCACAGGCCGTCTTGGGGAGACCTGAGACGGCCTTTTTGAGGTCACATGGCAGAAATTCGAAATCAGCCCGTGCCGGGACCGACGGGACCCATTGCTTATAGCGCGGCTCAGCAGGGCAATGCGACGTTGGACGGCGCGTTCGCGGAAGGCATCATCTTCCCGTCGGCGTCCCGCGTGGTCGGCGCATACAACTCGCAGGAGTTCGTCAACGCGGGTGCTCGTGGTCTGCGTTTGTTCGTCACCAATGACGCGGCGGGCGGTTCCACCGCGACGGTCAAGGTTCAGGTGCGCATGCACGGCACGACCAACTGGACGGACCTTGCGGGCGCAGTCACCGCGGCCCTCGGCGCCGTCACTGGCAGCATCATAACCATCTATCCGGGACTCACGGGTATCGCGGACTCGGCGGGCATCACCATCAACCAGCATCTTGGCGTCTCTTGGCGTCTTGTGTTGACCGTGGGTACGGCGACCGGCACGTCGATGGTCTCCGGCGAATATCTCTTCTAAGGGACATCATGGCAACTCCACTAACTACGATTCGGCAAACGGTTCGGGCGCGGTTGCTGGAGACGCTGGCTCTGACGACACCGGGGTCACCCCTGGTGTCTGTTCAGGGCACTCCCGGCACCACGACCATCACCTACAAGATTGTCGCTAAGAACAATACCGGCACATCGGATGCGTCACAAGGTAAGACCGTGACCACGGCCGCGGCAACCCTGACGGGAGTCAATTTCAACCGGCTAACGTGGCAGGCCGTCCCCGGGGAAACGAGCGGCTACGACATCTATCGGTCGGCAACCAATGGCGTGAGTCCGGTCACCACGGGACTCATTGCAAGCGTGGCGACGGGCATCACGACCTACGACGATGTGGGCGCAGTTGGGAACAACGTGGCTGCACCCACGGTCAATACGAGCGGCATTGCGAGTCCGTTCTGGACAGAACAGGAACTCCTCGACCTCATCACGTTAGGCGCGAAGGACCTGTGGAAGTCCATTATCGATTTGCACCAGGGACACTTCACCACGATTGACGAGACCAACGTGTCGGCTGTGGCGAACGCGACGACGCTGACCGGCGTCCCTACGGATTGCTTCCGCGTCCTGATGATTGAGCCGCGTGACCTGACCCAGTTCAGTTCCACGCGCTATGTCTACTTCAAGCCGAAGCAGTATCATAGCTTGCAGTTTCAGCAGGCGCGGTCCGAGTCGGGCAACATCAGCACGGACCAGACTACGGCGGTCTATTACGACATTCTCAATGCGGGCTCGCCGGTTGCGGCGCCCAGCATCGTCGTCGCTCCCGTGCTGACGACGAACTTGAACCTGCGCCTCGTCTACGTGCATATTCTTCCGACACTGCTAGAGAGTGATAACAACCCCATCCCGGGTGAGTCGGACAACGCGCTCGTGGCCTGGACCGTGGCCCATGCTCGCGCCAAGGAACGGGATGACCGGATGCCGGACCCTGCGTGGCTGGCGGTCTACTCGACCGAGAAACAAGGACTCCTCGTGGCCCTGACACCGCGTCAGGAACAGGAAGAGGAAATTGTGGAAGGACTCTTCGATGGCTTCCTCTAAGAAAGCGGCCCCCTCGATGCTGGGGCTCAACGCGGCACTACTCCCGGAAGTGGATGACCCGCTTGGCACGAATCGCAAGGCCCGGGGCATGGACGCCTACATGGAAGCGCAGCGGCAGAGTGACCCGCGCTACATGAGCGGCCCGCTCCCGGACCCACAGTGGGAAGGGTTCTTCCAGTCGCTCGCGGACAATGGCGTGACGCGACTCGGACAGGACGTAGCACGGCCAGACGGTATCGCGGATGACCCCAGTCAACCGGGCTGGGCTCCTCCCGCAGCGGCTCCCGCGCAATCGTTCACGGCGCAGGACCTCCTGAACCAACGGCTGATGAAGTCGAACAACCTTGTAACGCCCGCCTCGTTGACGGGTCTGCGGAAAGCTGCGAAACGCTAATGGCTGAACTCAAAGTTTCTCATATGGGCCTCGCCGGGGTCAACGTCGATAAGGACCCGCTGGAACTGGGCGACAATGAGTTGCAGCGCTCGCAGAATGCCGCCTCGGACACGGAAGCAGGGTTTAGCACCTTGCGGAAGCGTCCGGGGCTCATCGCCTTTAACGTCGCTGCCATCACGCAAGGAAGCGTGTTGGGCGGGTCGGACGTGCCGCTGCGCAACACCAGCAACAGTGGCCTTCGTAATCTCTATATCGGGAGGGGGCCGACCAGCTAATGTCTGCATACGTCGCACCAACCGCACAGTTCTATCCGAGCGCGAGTCTTCGCGTGACGGACGTGACGCTGTACAACCAGATTCGGTCGGATTACAACCTAGGGCAAGGTGGGTCTACGCCCGCCGCCTCAAACATCCTGATTGGCGTTTCGCCAGTCGCACTCGCCGCGCAGTACGGTATCAACTGGGTGAACAACCCAGTGACCAGTGACTACAATAATCTTCCGGGGGTCTTTACACAGTCAACGCTCTCTAAGGTCAACGGGGTTTCGATTACGCCGGACGGCACACAGAACGGCGTGCAGACACTCTCGTCCTCGTACACGGACCCGAACGGGCAGACCTTCTCGACGGTCACCTGGGCATGGCAGGTAGAGGTCCAACTCTTTACCGTTATCAACGGAGGCAAGTTTCAGCAGCAGATTGTGACGTGGACGGGCGATGGCACGAGCAATCGGCTCATCCCGACCACATTCGACCTCACGCAAGGCGTCACCGCGGTGTGGGGTGTTGGCGGTATCGATAAGGCAGGTGGGTTCAACTCGGAAGCTAACTTCTTCCGGCATAACCAGTCGTCCATGACCGGCACGGCCCTCTTCTTCAGCACGAACCCCGTGTCCACCGCGGAGACGGGCGCGGGCACCGATGGTATCACCGCATTCACGTCGGGCGGCTTCCGCGTGTCGGCAGGGTCGTTCGTCGTCAACTATGCGAACACGCTCAATGTGAAATACGCGGCGCTGGTCGTAAATGATACCTCGTTTGATAATCGCTACCTGCAAGTCGGGTCGTATCTGGGGATTAATGGCGCGTCTATCCAGGCGAACGTCGTTCACTCTAGCGCAGCTATCACCTATTTCGGCGGGCCGGTGTGGACTTCGCTTCCGGCCTCGGTGTCCGTGACGGATGGGTCCGGCACGTATACGATGACGTGGAGTGATGCTACGCACGCGACTCTCAGTCCGGCGTATAACGGGTCGTCGGGGATTGCCACGTTCAGCGTGGCGACTCCAACTCGTACCGTGGCCGGGATGACCGCCAACTCACACATCTGGGTGTTTGGCGGCGTGACCACCTATAAGTCTCCCGCGATGGGTGGGACCTTATCCGTGGGCCTGATTTCCGGTGCGAGCGGTGCGGCTCCGAGTACTACGCTCGGCATTCTCTCTGTCTCGGCAAATGCCTTTGTCGGCGGGGCCAACTGTAACGTCCTGAACCGGAAGCACACGTTCATGGCGATTACGCCAGATGCGACGTTGGCGAACCTATTCTTAAGCGGCACCGGGTCTTCGACGGCAGCACAACAAGTCGTCACGGGACTCCCGTTTAGCCCAGGGCTCGTTTTCGGGCGACAGGGGTCTGCCGTCTATACGGATGGCGCGCACTGGAAACATTCGAGTCAGGCGACCCTGGCGGCCACGTCGTTCCGCTGCCTCATCACGGGTGCAAACGTCAACGATGATACTCAGGGTATTGTGGCGATTGGCGCGTCGAGCCTCACGTTGGGCGTGAACATCACGGGCTCAGTTGCCGCAGACCCCTTCTGGTACTGGGGCTGGGCTGGGTCTGGGTCCACGGGGCAAATTGCGGAACCGGGTCCTGCAACCTGGGGCACGACCACTCCGGTGACGATGCCGGATGGGACGACCTCACAGATTGAGACGATGCTCGTTCAGCAAGGCGACCCGGGAAGTCCGTATACGCTACTCGGGTCTGGTGTCTCGCCGCAATGGTGGTGTAATCCGACATTCGGGTATTCCGCGTTTCAGATTGATTCGCCCGGAGCCGGGTGGGTTGCGTGTTCTGGACCGGCGACACTGAACGGCTGGTATCTCTCGACGGCGGCGTTCGGGGCTGCTGACATCATCGTGTCTGGGGGCAACCCCGCGGACCCGCGCCCGTGGTCGAAACTCTCGACCTGGACGGCGATTGGGAACATGGCGGTGTTCGGCGGCTCTCCGAGTGCGGCGTGCAACATCAACAATCGAATGGTCTATCCGGGCACAGGCTACGTGGTGGGCACGGACTATCCGCCCATCCGTTTGTTCGATGGCCGGTCCGACAAGGAGTTGTGCAGGCTTCCGCCGACGACGGCCAACGTCATCCCGAAAGCGGTGATGTCGATGTTGGCGGCAAATGGGACGACCTATCTCACGACGTGGGATTCGGGTACGACCTCCGCTGATTGGAACGGGCGCGTCTTTCAGCTAGACCCGGAAACGGGCGTGCTGACCGTGTTGGGCACCAAATTCGCAAACGGAGAAATGCCGTATGCGCTCTGCTGGCATATGGGGCGGCTCTGGTGCGGCACGAACAACAGCATTGGCACCGTGGGGAAGGTCTACTTCTTCCGCCCCGGTATCGATACCGCTTGGACGCTCGACCATTCGACAGCGAGCGACTCGGCTGGCGGCGTGACCTCGATGGCGTCGTATCTCGGGAAGCTCTACGTGGGCACCGATAACGCGGCGGCGTCTCGGGGCAAGGTGCTCGTGCGGGATACCGCTGGGGCCTACACCACGTCCCAGACGGGTGCGGGCGGCACGGCCAAGGTGAACAACGGCTACCTCGCCCTCACGGTGCTGGGAGCAAATCTCTATGCATCGTATTGGAACAACGACACGACAGTCATCTCCCGTATCGAGAAACTGTCGGCAGGGTCCTGGTCCACGGCGTATACGGGCGTCGGCACCACGCTGGTGCCGTACATCCAACTGCAAGTGGACAACGGGGAACTTTACGCGCTCGGCGGGTCTGTGCCCTACGACGCGGCCCTCGTGGTAACCAGCGACGGCACAACGTGGACAGACTTGACGCCTGAACTCCCGGCAGAAACCGCAACGCTCTTGCCGATGTTCGGCGCAGTGGTGACGTAATGGCATTGTCAATCATTCAGACCGGCTCGTCGCTGCAACTCATGGATGAGGATGGGAACCTGACGGTTCTCACCCTCCCCACGGGGGTCACGCTCGACGCGACGGTCAAGCCCCGGTGGGCGGTCTACAACCGGAACGTGATTCTCGTCAACACCCCCAGCCAACCGCTGGCAATTGACAGCACGGGCACGGTGCGGATTCTTACCCCGAAACCTCCGAGACTCGCGCCCATTCTCGCAGGCGTGGCAGGCGGCACCCTGACAGGGGCCTTCACGGTCAAGGAGACGTTCGTTACGCTTGATAGCTTTGGCAACATTCTCAGCGAGAGCGACTACAGCCCTCTGAGTGCGAAAACGGCGATTACGAATCAATTCCTGGGCGTGTCCAACGCGGACGTGAGCCCGGATACGATTACCTTGCGCCGGTTCTACCGGACCACGGATAACGGTGCGGTGTTCTTCCAGTGGGTGGATTTGGATGGCAATGTCCTGACTACGATTCAGGACGACCTCCCGGATGCGGGACTAAGCATCTTCTCGGCGCCGATTCTCGGCACACCGCCCCGTCTCACGGCGGTTGCGCAGTTCCGGGGCCGGTTGTTCGGCGTGGGCGACACGGACATCGATAACCTCCGCTACACGGAGGCGGGCATCCAGTATGCGTGGCCCGTGAAGAACCTCATTCCGATTCCCGGGTTGGGGTCTGACGAGTTCGGCATCGTGGGCCTCAAGGAGCGCCGAGACGCGCTCGTCATCGGACGGCGTAACGTGCTTGTGCAGCTTGTCGGCACGGGCGCGGAGAACGGCACGAACACGGACTTTGACCCGGTGGTCGTGTCCAATGAGGTCGGCGTCGAGTCCCAGGAAAGCATGTGTGTCTTCCGCGACGTGTGTTACTTCTTGTGGAAGGATGGCGTCTATACGTTAGGGCCGGAAGGCGTAACCTGTATCTCGGACGGCTCGTCCGAGGGTATCGGCAACGTGCGGTCCTGGTTTGCTACCGACGATTTCTTTAACCGCAACCAGTACTCCATCGCGTTCGCGCACATCGATATCTACCAAGCGAAGTATCGCCTGTTCCTCTGTTCGGTCGGGAGCACGACGATTGACCGTTGGGTAGAATACGACATTGACGACAAGGTATGGTTCGGGCCGCACAAGACGGACCTCTTCACGCCCACGTCCGCGTTCAGTCGCTCAACGGCGGATGATACGCGAGTCCCGCTCATTGGGGGACCGGCGTCAGTGTTCCAACAGCAAGCGACTCGGACCGATGGGACGAATACGCCTATCGCGCTCGACGTGGTGAGCAAGGAACACGACATGGGGATTCCCGACGACGCGAAGTACTACGGAGAACTCTCCGTGCTCGTAAAGCCGGAAGTCTCAGGGGTCCTCACCATTGCGACACGCTGCGGGTCTCGGCCTCGACCGGGCGCCACGGATACGCGGAATCCGGTGACCCAGTACATGAACTTGACCAAGCCGCGAGTGCGGATGGGACGCCTCGGCACCGGGTTCCACGCGCAAGTACGATTCCTCAATGCCAATGCGGGCGAGGACGTCAACCTATTGGGGTACGAAGTCGACCCCGCATTCATGCTCGGACGGAGATAACATGGCTAATACACTCAAACGCATTGCGGGACCGGCGTTCATCGCCGCGTCTGCAACGAACATCTATACGCCGCCCGCGAGCACGATTTTTACCAAAATCGCGCACATCCATATCGCCAACGTGACGGCGAGCATCATCACGTTTACGCTCTATATTGGTGCCACGGGCGGGTCCGCGAGCGGCACAGAAATCGCCAAGAACATCAGTGTTGCACCGAACCAGACGTGGGATTACTACGGGGCGCTTTTTATGGCCTCGACGGACTTCTTGACCGGCATTGCGAGTGCGGGTAGCTCCCTCACGATTCTCGTTGAGGGCGAACAAGGGGTCGTCTAATGGCGGGACATAAGCGCAAGCAACCGGCGCGCATTCAGTGGCCGCTCACTGCGTCTCAGGTGGAGTCGGCCGATGAGATGTTCTACGAGTTGTATAAACGGGTGAGTGAGCTAGAAGCAGAACTCACGACGGCGGCAACGGCAACGACGACCGCACTTGCAGCGGCGGCGGGAAAGGTCGGTCCTCCCGGACTAAACGGTCTGGATGGAGACGATGGGGCACCGGGCATTGGGGTGCCCGGTCTCCCCGGCGCAGCAGGACTTCCCGGGGTGGGGATTCCGGGCGCGGATGGGGATGATGGGGTCGCGCTGATGTTTAGCGCGACGAGCACACCCCAAGCGTCGGAAGTGACGCTCACCACAACCGGGAACATTGATGATTTGAATCTCGGTCCGGTGTCCGTGTTGCGGATGAACAACGCGACGCTTGCCACGATTCGTGGCCTCCAAGCCGGGTATCCCGGACAACGAGTGACCATCGTCTCCGTGGGAGCCGGTCAAGTCAATCTCGCGCATCAGAACGCCGGGTCTGTCGCCACGAATCGGCTCGTGAACGTGGTGACCGGCACGAATACGTCGCTTGCCGCGGGCTCCGGGAATGCCGTGTACGTGTATGACGGCACCCTCACCCGCTGGCGACTCGACCAGCACGTCCAGGGCGACTGGATAGACGTGCCTTATGCAGCCGGAGACTATACCGGGGGCGGCGGCATGACGTGGACGGTGGATGCGGCGGATATGAAAACGTTTTGCTACTTGCTCCAAGGAAAGTCCCTCACGGTCGTCACCTATCTGGATACCACGTCCGTCTCAGGCGGGGCCGGTCAGCTATTCGTGGCAATTCCCGCAGGCTTCGTAGCCACGAGACTCTTTCAGGGTCTCACGGTCGGGTTTGACAACGGGGTTGGTACGCCTACATACAATCGGGTTGGGTCAGTTAATTTCACCCAAATCGAAGTCGGTCGAGGCGACGCAACGGCCTGGGCGGCGGCTGTCAATAATACCTATATCCGAACCCATTTCACGTTTCCGGTCACGTAGGTCCGACGATACCAAGAAGTATATCAAATACGGTATACTAGAGATAGAGAGTAAATTATGCCCGTTCAGCAGCAGATTATCAACGGCCAGTACTACGACATGTACTCGCCGCAGTGGTACGACGCCATGCACGCGGAGGCGCTCCGGTCGTCTACCGCCGCAGGCACCGCCGCAGGGTCGAGTGTCGCCGCCGCCAATGCCGCAGCCGGTTT